GCCGCACCTCGCTCGCCGTATCGGCACTTAGAATTATGCGGTATTGCCTTAAAACGGTACATCGCGGTTGGTGCAGATCATTTCCAGCACCTGGGGCCAGGCGGCCACCAGGCAGCCACTGACAAAATCAGCCGGATAATCCTTGACCGGCATATCGGCGGGGAAATACCCGCGCTGGCCAACCACGGCCTGCACTTCCTCCGGGGTCACATTGTTGGCGGCCATCAGCTGGGCCAGGGCGGCCGGAACGCCCTGCGTCTGCAGGTCTTTGGCGGAAATTCCGGCAGGCACAGCAGGCGGTGCAGGCGGTTCTGCCGGTGCGGCGGGAACGGGCGCAGGCTTGGGGGTGGGGGCATCCTCCACCATGATGGGGCGCGGCGCGGGGGCTGCGCCGGGGTGCGGGTCCGGGATGCAGGCGGCGATGCTGGCATACTCAAAGGGCAGTTCTTCCGGCAGGCCAAAGCGGTTTTTGGCATCCCAGCAGGGGTGGTGGCTGGTGTAGAGAACCCGCCGCCCGCCGCTGGCCTTGTTCTTGGCGTTGGGGGCACTGCCGGCCTTTTCTACCACGGTTTTGTAGTTGGCAAACAGCAGCATGTCGCACCATTCCCGCAGCAGAGGGGCTACCTGTTTGCTGGTTTTCATGCTCCAGCGGTCATAGTTGCCCACGGCGTCGGGCTGCTCAAACTTGGTGATGGCAGCATGGGCCAGAACCACCACGTTGTGCCCGGTGTTCAGCACCTCTTCCAGGGCATCCAGCAGCTTGCCGAACTCTTCTTTCGCGTAAGTATAGCCCTTGCCGTACCCGAAATCCTCAATGCCCTTGACCTTGGCGCGGGCGCAGACGGCGTCAATGCAGAGCCGTTCGGCCCAGTCGGCGGTGTCGATCACCAGGGTGCCGCAGGGCACATTGCCGCGGCTGACCTCGGCAACTTCATCCAGCAGCATGGCCCAGCTGGTGGGCGCGGGCAGGCGGGCAACGTTCAGCCGCTTGGTGCCGCCCTCGGTGTCAATGAATACCGGGGCGGGGAACTGGGCGGCAAAAGTGCTTTTGCCGATGCCCTCCGGCCCGTACAGAACGGTTTTGACCGGCGCGGCAATGGTGCCGGATGTGATTGCGTATTTGCTCATTTCAGAACGCTCCTTTCGTCCATGCTTTGGGGGCGGGTGGTTCCTCGGCGTCTTTTACCCTGCCATCCTCAATGATGATCTGGCACTCCCCGCCGGTCGAAACGCGGGTGGCGATGGCCTGTAATCCTTCGGCCTGCAGCCAGCTGCCGAACTCGGCCAGGGTGGCAAGGTCCATCTGCTCCAGCTTGTCCAGCAGCACAAAGCCGCAGTCGGGGTTCAGGCGGCGCACAATGGCGGTGGCCACCCGCAGCTGGTCGCTGCCGCTCATGTCCTGCCAGTGCTTGCCGTTGTAGGTCAGGCTGCCGTCCTCCACGCCCAGGCCGATCAGGGGCAGGTCTGCGCCGTTCAGCAGGTCCATGCGGGCGGTGCGCTTTGCCTTGATCTGCTCCGTCAGGGCGGTGTATTCCTGCGCATAGCGCTCGGCTTCGTCCTGAGCCTTGGATTTTGCCAGGTTGGCGGATACCTGCCGGTTGATCTCCTCCACATTGCGGATGTTCTGCTCCAGCTCGGCGGTGGATTCATCCTGCAGCTGGGCCACGGTCTTGGTGGCGGCTTCCTCCTGCACGCAGGTGGCATTGTATTCCTCCATCAGCTGGCTGCGGCGCTCCTGCAGGTTTTTGAGCTGCTCGTCCAGGCGGGTCAGCTCGTCCATGGCACGGTGTTTGGCGTGGGTGATCTCGGTCAGGCGGTCGCGCTGGCGCTGGTTGTCGGCGTTATGGAGCAAAATCTCCTGCTGCTGTTGGATCAGCTCAATGGCACTAACGGGTTCGGACGGGGCGTCCGGGTATTCGGTCAGCTCTTCGGCGGCGTGGCGTTTCTGGGCGCCGATCTGGCCGATCACGGTGCGGCGGTCGTACAGGGCTTTGATCTCCCGGTCCAGGCCGGTCAAAGCATCCCCCACGCCGATGATGTTCAGCAGGGTGTCGGCCTTGTCTTTATCGCTGGCCTGCATAAAGCGGGGCAGGTCCAGCGCCAGCGGCTCCACAAAAGCGTTCAGCAGCTGCTGGCCGCTGCGCTGGCCGGTGGGGTCCGTCACGGTCAGGCTGCTGTTTTTGCCCCTGCGCTCCACCACAACGCCGTTAGACAGGATCACTTTCAGGTGGGGCGGGGCAAGGGCACCGTCCCGCACAGCGGCGGTAGGGCGGAACTTCTCGCCGCCCAGGGCCCAGGCCAGGGCATCCAGCACACTGGTTTTGCCCTGGTTGTTGTTGCCGCCCACAATGGTCAGCCCGGTGGGGGAGGGCGTGAGGGCAACCGCCTTGATGCGTTTTACGTTTTCGGCTTCCAGAGCCGTGATTTTTACAGACATTTTATTGCCTCCGTTTGAATTTCAGTCAGGGTGTTGGTCAGCTGGTTGATGGCCCCGGCGCGGGTGTCCGGCGGCAGCTTGGCCAGCTGCGGCTTGACGGACTTCCAGGCGTTCTGCATGGCGCGCCCGGCCAGCAGCAGGCTGTCATAGGCGTTGCGGGTGTCCAGCTCGATTTGTTCCGGTGTGGCGGCGGCAGCTTTGGCGGCTTCCAGCTCGCTGCGCAAAGGGGCGGTCAGTTCATCGGCCAGGGTGTGGGCACGGCGGTTGATCTCATCCTCGTCCACAGCGGCGGCCACCGGCTGCGCTTTGGCGGCTTCGGCTTCCCGCTGGTATTTGTCGGCACGCATCCGGGCGGCATCGGCAACCTGGCGGGCACCGGCCAGCTGCTTTTCCGCTTCCTTTGCCCGCTGTTCGGCTTCGGTGGCGCGGCGCAGGGCGGAATCTTCGTTTTTGTGGGCGGTGCGGTAGCTTTCCTGGGCACCGGTGGCGGCGGCTTGCAGCTGGCGGTTCTGCTCATGCAGGCCGTCAACATCGGCCAGGGCGGCATCGCGGGCGGCTTCGGCGGCGGCGGCATTGAGGGCATTCACCCGGTCGGCGCGCAGCTGCTGGTTTTCTTTCAGCAAATCCTGGTATTGCTTGTGGGTGGTGATGTCGCCATCCTTGACGGCCTGCACCAGGTTGGCGGGGGCGCTGGGTTTGGCGGCGGCGTATAATAAGGAAGGGGAAAGCTCTTCCAGCACTTGCTGCTCGCGGGTGCTGCTGGAATCAAACAGGGCAGAGACCTGGAGCAGTCTATAGGCCGTGGATTTGCTTACACCGATGCTTTCGCACCAGCGACGGAACGCGTCTTCGCCCCGGTTTCCGTGCTTGGAGTTGTCCCAATGTGGGACAACTCCGCCTTGATTGTTGTGAGCTTGCGACAAATTGTCGCAACTCCCGCATAGTGCGTCATGCGCGATTGAAACGCCATCCGCCATGCGGCGCAGGCCTATTTCGGCCAGCTTACGTCCCGATGTGTACATCTGTTCGGCCAGGTGCAGGTCGGTAACGGTTTGGGCATCCAGCCCCGAATAATCAAACTCCGCTGCCGAACAGGCAGCTGCGGCACCGGACGGGTTTGACATTGCACCGGAAGCATCCGCAGGGGAGCAGGGGCCCGGCGGGCAGCTGTTTGCATCCGCCTGGGTGGTCGATGTTTCCTCCGCCAACGTGGCAGCAGGGGCGGCCATAGTCACAGCAGCATCCGCATTCGGGGCAGTCGTGTTCACTTTGCATGGTGGTTCCTCCTTGTTGGGCAGCGCGCGCAGGGCTTTTACCACAGCGTCCGGTACTTCGTAGTCATCCATCAGGATGCCGAAGCATCTCCCCAGCCAGTCCTCCTGCGCCAGGTCGGGCTCTTCGGTCTGGGCCTTGGCGTACTGCTGGGCGGCAAAATCGCTGGGTACCCATTTGTTTTGGTGTTTGTCCCAGAACCAGAATCTGCCGTGCTTTAAGGCGTACAGCAGGTGGTTGTCCTGGTTCTGGCAGATCATGTAGTCGGTCAATCTTCTACCTCCATGTTGATCAGCGCTTTGCGCTGGGCGGCGCCGGTGTCTGCAGCGCTGTAGCACAGGCTGATCTTTTCCAGTTGTTTGACCTTGCTGCTTGTAGCTTCCGCCAGAATGCTGCGCACCGTTTCGTGCAGCAGCAGTTCGGCGCCCTTGCGGTTGTGGGCAAAAGCAGCGCGGATGGTGTCATACTCGTTCATGGCGTTACCTCCACAGGTGTGAATTTTTGCAGCAGCTCCTCGGCCAGCGGCTTGGGCAGGTCGGTCATGCGGTTATTGCGCCAGCCCACGATCATCAGCCGCCCATAAAACCAGCGGCCTTTGTAATGCCGGGTCGGCAGGCTTTGCCCTGCCTGCGGCAGATAAAACAGCGCGGCAAACCGGTTGCTGATCGGGCAGCGCTGCGCGTACCCGCCCATAAAGCGCTGCAGCTCCTGCAAGGTGTCCGGCAGGCGGCAGATCTCCGGCTTTGTGCCGGGGTCGATCACGATTCCGCGCACGCTGCCACCTCCCGCAGCGTGATGGCTGCCCACCCGCCCAGCAGGCAGGCGGCCAGCCCGGCCATTGCCGCAGCCCCGGCACCCTCGGCCAGGGCAGTCACAGCGCACAACACGCCCAGCCCGCAGGCCGTTAGCGTGAAATTGGCGAAAGCCTTGCAAATGGGGCTGATGTAGGGTAAAATACAGGTGATGAATTTTTTCGTCTGGCCGTCACGGTGCTGCAACACCGGGGCGGCTGTTTTTGTTTGGGGCATTGTCGTTCTCCTTTCAGTTTAGCCGCACGCCGCGGGCGCGTAGCTCGGCCTTTTTGCGTTCCAGTAGCTCCTTGGCATCGGGACGCTGCATAAAGCGGTGGTAAAAATCCAGCGTTGCCGCCGCCAGCCGCTCGGTAGCATAGGGGTCCGGCTCCGCGGTGGTGGTGATTTTGATAGTGGCGGGGAGAGGGGCGAGGGTCATGGGGTAACCTCCTCTTCGTCAAGGTCGTAGATTGTGCTGCCGCCGGACTTGCTGCGGATGCACCCGGTTGTGATGTGCATGTTGTTCGGGTCGCCAAGGACGGTTTCGTTCTTTACGTCCTTGAATGTGACCTCCGGCGGAATCTTGATGTCGGGACCGTTCTTGAGTTCAAAGCCTTCAACGGTCTGGGTTACGGTTGTGCTGCCCATGCGGGTTGTGATTTTTTCGGTGTTCATGGGGGATACCTCCTAAAAATTTCCAGCCCTTCCGGTTCAAAGTCCGGACTATGGGACAGGGGTTGTGGTAGAATGGTTGTAGCTGCTAGGAATGCTCCACAAGGTCATCAATGCGGACGCCAAAGTGGTCGGCAATCTTAGCAGCCGTTGCCAGGGTAGGGCCGCCGCCGTTCTTCCAGCGCTGGGCATTGCCTTTAGAAAGGCCAAGCGTTTTAAGCACGGTGGTAGCACTTTCACCATGCTGCACGCATAAATTTGTGAAAGTGTTCCAAAAGTTCAAAAAAATGCACCTCTCTTTCCATTTTGTATTGACGTAAGTGCACTTTTGTAGTACTATGAAGTTGCTAAACATCAGTATTAACGCGGTGCCCTCATGCCATAAGTGCATTATAGGGCATTTAAGTGCACTTTGCAAGTGATTTAATGCACTTTTCTGCACTTCTGCGTTTTGCACAAATTCCGGAGGTGCATTTTAGTGTTTTTTGATACGCTGCAAGCACTCTGCGATGAAAAAGGCATCGCAATGTCAGCACTGCTTGATCAGGTCGGGATGAGCCGCGGGAATATCGCGCGCTGGAAAGCGACCGATAAGCCGCCCAAACCAGCTACCTTAATAAAGCTGGCAGAGGCACTGGGCGTTGACCGCAAACGCCTGGAAGGGGCAGCTGAAAGCCAGGAAGCGGAGACAGAAATGCCTGCCCACGACATCCTGGACGATGTGGATATTGCTTTTTACGGTGAATACAAAGAGCTTTCCGAAGATGACAAAGCGGTGCTGCGCGATATGGTCAGGGTGATGCGAGATCGCCGGGCCAAGAAAAAGCAGGAGGAATAAATCCAGTGTTTCAGTTGTCCGACTTTTACGGATATTGCAAACAAAATGATGTGGATGTTATGCCGTTCGCAATGCTGCCGAGGGCGGCCTGTACCGTGCGGGATGGTCAGAATTATGCCGTTGTGCTGAATTTCAAGCGTCTGCATACCGTGCGCCAGATGCGTACCGCAATGCTGCATGAATCGGGCCACCTGCGTACCGGCGCACTGCATAAGGTGGACAGCCCGTTCCAGTTGGTGGAGCAGAACGAATACCGCGCCGATGCGGACGCGTTCCGCCGCTGCCTGCCGCCGGACGAGATCCGCACGGCAATGCGGGCAGGCTACACAGAACCCTGGCAGTTGGCAGAATATTTTGACCTGGACGAAGACTACATAAAAAAAGCCCTGCACTACTGGACGCAGTGCAGGGGGATAAACTTTAATCAGTAAATCAAACCAACCAGGAGGGAAGTACCATGTGTTCGATTCCGGAACTAAAACCTCTTGAATTGTATATCGGGACAAGTGAAGCACAAAACGCAGTGGTATACCCGCTGGACCAGCTGCCGCATTTGTTGGTTTGCGGAATGAACGGGTGTGGGCGCTCCAGCTTTCTGCGGGCGCAGGCGGCAATTTTGGCACATGGGGCCCCGGCAGAGCAGCTGCGGCTGGTGCTGCTGGATGAAACCGGTGTGGAGTTTGTGCAGTTCAAGGAGTTGCCGCACCTGTTGGTGCCGCCGGTTTCCGTCCCGGAAAGGAAAGCCGGTGCTCTGCTTGCGCTTTGCATGGAATTGCAGTGGCGCTACTCTGTGTTTGCCAAGTGCGGTGCGCGGGAACTGGAGGACTATAACCAGCAGGCTGAAACGCCGCTGCCCCACATTGTTGCCGTAATAGACGGCCTGGAAGATCTGCTTGCGCAGAAAGAATGTGTGGGTCAGATACAGCAGATCTGCCAGAAGGGCCGCCCGGTGGGCATCCACATAATTGCGGCGGCCCGGCAGGTTCCGGAGGAAGAGATTGTTGCCGGATTTGCCAGCCGCCTTGCATTCCGCGTGGCAACAAAGAACGCGGCAAACCGGATGGGAGCCCCCGGGGCGGAACTGCTGCCGATCCCCGGAACGGCATTATTCTCTCCCATTAACTATGCAAACCCTGTGCGGGTGCAGACCAAAGAACTGACCGACGAAGAAATTGAAACCCTGATCGCTCCCGTGGCAACCGGGCACCACTATGATGACGATTTTGTGCGGGAAGCCAGCAGGGTAGAGAGCGACGAATGGCCAGACCCCATGTATGAGTACGCACGGCAGTGCGTGATTGAAGCAGGTTATGCCTCCACCAGCCTTTTGCAGCGGCGCTGCAATCTGGGGTATGCCCGCGCGGCCCACATTTTGGACCAGCTGGAACAGGCAAAAGTTATTGGCCCTTATGAGGGGGCCCAACCGCGGGTGGTGCTGCCGCCGTATGCAAAGCCCAGAGCACCGCAAATACCCAAAGCGGTCCCCGCAGCCAAAGGCATTAAGATCAATCGCAGCACGGCACCGCCGGTAAGCGCCCCGGTGACGGAACCTGCGCCGCCCCCGGCAGAAGAAACTCCAGCACAGCCACTGGTACCGGAAATTGTCGAAACGCAGCCGGAGGTTCCACGCCAGGTCTCCACGGTGCAAGGGTGCGATGACATGGAAGGCCATGATTTTGAACATTTGTGTGCGGATGCCCTGCGGGCCAATGGTTATAAACAGGTGAAAGTTACACAGGCCAGCGGCGATTATGGCATTGATGTTCTGGCGCAAAACAACGGGGTATCCTATGCCATCCAGTGCAAGCGGTACAATTCGCCCGTTGGCAACCATGCGGTGCAGGAAGCCTATGCAGGTGCCGCCTATTATGGCAGCAGCGTGCCGGTGGTTCTGACAAACCAGGACTTTACCCCAGCCGCCAGGGAGATGGCAGCCTCCCTGGGGGTAAAACTTTGGGGGCGCAGCGAACTGGACGACTTGCTGCGCGTGTATGAATCAACAGAGCAAAGAAGAAAGCGGATGATCCTGAAAGTATTAAAGGTCGTCCTGAAAATTGCCCTGTATGCCATCGGAGCCGCCGCAGTTGCCCTGCTGGTTGTCGCGGCGGGAATCGTGGTTATTAGCGCATATGCCATGGTGTTTGCCGTTATTCTGATGTTTGCGCCAATCCTGGTTTTCTTCTGCCCGAAAAAGAGGCGGAGAAGAAGATAAAAATTAAAAACGCCCCCGGTGCGCCAACACCGAGAGCGTTTCCATAGATCAGCTTGCCCACGGAGGAAAACAATCATGGAACCTGTAAACCATTGCCCGCATTGCGGTGCGGCTGTTGATGTAAATGCCAGTGTGTGCCCGGAATGTGGACAGGAGCTGGTAAAGCGTAAGTATTGCCCGCACTGCGGGGAACGCATTGATGCCGACTGCATCATCTGCCCCAAGTGCGGCAAACAGGCAGGGGAGCTGCCGCAGGATAAGCAGATCAATATTGTCAATAACAATAATTCCAGCGCATCGGCAGCCGCCAGTGCATCGGTGGGCGTCAGAACTGCGGTGCGCGGAAAATACTGCAATAAGTGGACGGCATTTTTCCTGTGCCTGTTCCTGGGGTATTTCGGTGCGCATAAATTCTATGAAGGGCGCATCGGCATGGGAGTGCTGTACCTGCTTACTTTTGGTTTGCTGGGCATCGGCTGGATTGTTGACATCATTCTGATTTTGATGAAGCCGAACCCGTATTTTGTGGCCAGATAAAGCCCGAACAAAATAAAAAAACGCCCCCGGTGTTGGCGCACCGAGAGCGTTAAAGAAGGTGATAAAAGATGTTTTGGAAAAAGGAGCAGAAAGAAAGCAAACCGCAAAAAGCAGAGAAAATAAATGGAATTGATGATTATATCAGAATCCGTTTGGATGGACAGATAGACTGGTATGACAAAAAGGCTGCTAAAGCGCAGAGGTGGTATAAAATATTCCAAATGATGGAGTTGATCGTCGCGGCGATTATTCCATTGTTGTCAGGATATGCAGTAGGATGCAAGCCGATTGCTGTGGTGATTGGAATAGGCGGCGCAATTATTACCCTTATAGAGGGAATTTGCAAATTGTACCGATTCCATGAAAACTGGATAGAATACCGATCCACTTGCGAACTTTTGCGGCATGAAAAATATCTTTATCAAATGAAAGCGTTCCCTTATTGCAAAGAAGAAGGTTATGACCAACTGTTTGTCAAAAACGTTGAAGCGCTTATTTCGTCCGAAAGTTCAAGGTGGAAAACGAATAATGTTTCGTCAGGTGAATCAGAAAAGAAAAGTCATTCTTCCAGTAGCTGATAAGTCTTCTCGAAAATATCGGGCTTGCAAGGATATTGCTCACCATTTACGCCGGTGATAATCCAATCGCCCGGTGCTGCGTGCATTATGCCTTCCAGCGTTTTGATGTCAAGGTCTTTCTTTGTTTGATATGCGTCTACAATGACAGGTTTTTTCTGAAATTTCATAATGTCACCTCAATTCAATAGAAAGGATGTTCAAAAAATGCCAGGCTTATACTCTTACCGAATTTTTATTAGCCACGCGTGGGAATATGGTGCGGATTACTACCGCTTAGTCAACTTGTTGGATGCAGCACCATATTTTTCTTATTACAATTATTCTGCCCCAAGTGAAAAGCCGCTTGAACTCTCTAGCATAAATGCTTCTGATGCAGAGATAAAGCGGGCAATTACAAGAAAAATAAGCAATGCGCAAGTAGTGCTTGTATTAGGCGGAATGTACGCTATTTACCATCATTGGATGGAATATGAAGTGGATGAGGCCGTGCGAATGGGAAAGCCGATCATTGTCATAAGGCCTTGGGGTCAGGAGCGGGTTCCCAATTATCTGCAAGCCAGAGCAAACGATATAGTTGGCTGGAACACAGATTCAATCGTTGGGGCTATCCGTACATTAGTATAACAAAAACGCCCCACAGCTGCAACTGTAAGGCGTTTCCATAGATCAGCTTGCCCACAAAAGTGGATACAATCGACCCGACAATCGTATTGTACCACCTTGCGGGCAGGATTGCAAACCCAAAAGGTGATACCATGAAAAAGAAGCAACCAAATACCCGCCATGGCCGGGCGGCGATTTACGCCCGGTATTCGTCCCATAACCAGCGGGAAGCATCCATTGAACAGCAGGTCAAAGCCTGCCGGGAACTGGCCGTGCGGCTGGGGCTGGATGTGGTGGAAACTTACGAGGATAAAGCCATCAGCGGCAAATCCGACCGCCGCCCCAGCTTTCAGCACCTGCTGCGGGATGCGGAAAAAGGTTATTTTGACTGCGTGCTGGCGTGGAAGTCCAACCGTATGGGCCGCAATATGCTGCAGGCCATGACCAATGAAGCCCGCCTGAAAGACTGGGGCGTAAGGACCTTTTACGCGGAGGAAGATTTTGACGATACCGCTGCCGGCCGCTTTGCGTTGCGCAATATGATGAACGTCAACCAGTTCTACAGCGAGAATATGGCAGAGGACATCACCCGCGGTATGATGGATAATGCCAGCAAGTGCCTGAGCAACGGCGCGCTGCCATTGGGGTACAAGGCAGGGGAGAACGGCCGCATTGTGCTGGATAAGGCGCAGGCTGCCGTGGTTCAGGAAATTTACACGCGGGTGGCCTGCCGGGAGCCTTTTGTGGATATTGCGGCGGATCTGAACCGGCGCGGCATCAAAACCAAGCGCGGCGGCCCGTGGACCAAAAGCAGCTTTTATACCATCTGCCGCAATGAGCGTTACCGCGGCATTTATATTTACGATGACGTCCGGGTGGAAGGCGGCGTTCCGCGTATTGTTTCGGACGGCCTGTTTTATCGTGTGCAGGAGGTGCTGAAAGTGAAAAAGACCCCACAATCCGCCCGGCATCATACCGGAGCAGTGGATTACCTGTTGACAGGCAAGCTGTTCTGCGGCAAATGCGGCAGGCCCATGACGGGCGTTTCCGGCACCAGCCGCTCCGGCGAAATGCACTACTATTACACCTGCCAAAAGCGCCGCCGGGAACACGCCTGTGATAAAAAGAACGTGATCCGCGAGCAGATCGAGAAGAGTGTGGCACAGGCCATCAAGCAGTATATGCTGACGGACGAGATGATCCAGCACATGGCCGATGCAACCATGGCCTACAATGCCCGCCAGGAAAAAGACCTGCACTTGCAGGACCTGCAAGGCCAGCTGGCCGCGGTCAAAACCTCCGCAGCCAACCTGCTCAAAGCCATTGAGATGGGGGTCATCACCGAAACCACCAAGGCCCGCATGGTGGAGCTGGAACAGGAACAGGGGCGGTTGAACGCCCAGATTGAAAACGCCCGCGCCGAACTGGTACCCATTACGCGGGATAATTTTGTTTCACTGCTGCACATCTACCGGGATGGTGACATCAATGACAGCAAGTACCTGGCAAGCCTGTTTGAAACGTTCCTGGTGCGGGTAGATCTGTACGATGATCACTTCCTGATTTGGTTCAATCCCCTCGGCCAAAAGCCCCCGGCTGATATCCCGATCACCAGCATAGAAAACGGGGATGTAGATGAATTTTTTGACGAATGTAGGAGTAAAAATGTGTTCGATTGGGGTGGGAAATGGTCCACCAAAATAAAAGCACCCGCCGTACCCCGGCGGGTGTTTTTGTTTTGCTGCTCCGTGAGCTGCTGAGGAGTCGAACAGGGCGGCAGTACCGCAGTACCAGCCCGATGGCCGATGCGGAACGCGGATGCCGTGCGTTCGTCATCCTCGGTGGAATCACTCTCATTATACCAGTGGTTTGCCCGGTGTTTGAATGCCCTGCGAACAGCCCGCCTGCCCCTCATGCAGGGCAGGCATAAAAAAACACGGTGCGTGTGCATCGTGGTTTCAACAAATGTTGGCGCGGCCATTACGGCACAATTTCCACGCCGGGCAAAACGTCCATGTAAAAGCACAGCCGGTACTGGTGCGGGCAGATGTAATTCACCTTGAACCGTTCCGGGCTGGTCAACACGGTCAAAATGGCAAGCATCAGGACAAGCAGATTCTTCATTGCATCCTCCTAAAAATGGGCATGAAAAAACCACGGTGCGCGTGCATCGTGGTTGAATGTTTAGGGGTTATTCAGGCAGTTCACCCAGTTGCCTCAGTAGTGATGTGTAGATTTGTGCATCTACCTGATCCAGCGGGATATTACCATCCAGCAAACCTTCATATTGCGGGTCAACTGGATGCTCTTTGAGGAATGCCTTCATTTTTTCAATTTCCTCTGGTGTAATATTGTACCCCATATTGTGAAATCTCCATTAAAAAATCTGTGACAAGATTATAGACAGCCGTCTTGGGCATCGTGGGGTCGTTTGCTGTGTGATTCAGCGTGCGAGCAGCCATTTTTAGAGAGATCAAATCGGTTGCGGCGGTCTTTTCCAGTGCATATACACTGCCGTCATTGCCGACAATCGTCAGCATCTGCATCGAATCCCGGCTCGCAAAGCCAAGAATATCCTCGGGCGAAAAGGTCATCCCACTTGGATGGTTGTGTATTGCAATGTGAGGCGTGCTGAAATTCGGGATGTGAACGCCTCCTTCCTGCTCGCCGGTAAAATATCCGCTCACGGGCTGCATATCCAGCCCATAGCAGCGGGCCTTTTCTGTTCCAAGCGGAACTTTTCGGGCTTCCAACAGCAGCTTTTTGTGGGCATTGGCAAGGGCACGGCTGCCCGCGGCGTCCAGCGTCTCACAGGCAAAAGGATGGATGCGTTGAATGCTCTGGGCGGTGATCGCCTTGTATCCCTGGTTGATTTCTTTCAGTGTAGCATTGTTTTGGGCGGATTGCAAGGCACTTGCCGCCGCATCCGCCTGTTTCGCTTCCCTTTGCCCAAAGCCCGGCACCTCCGCCCTTGCGCCGTCCAGCCTCCCCCCCCGGTTTCTGCCAGGAACGCACTCAGCTGCTGCCGGGCGGCTTTCAGCTTGGCGGTGCTCTGGCTGGCATCCACCCCGGCGGCGGTCTCGGCCAGGTAACGGCGCTTGTACTTGCGCACCCTGCGTTCCAGCGCCCGCTGCATCTGGGTGATCTCGTACCGGGTGTACAGCCCGCCGCCGTAGGGAATATTGCGGGCGTCCAGCTCGGCCAGGCGTTCATCCGTGTAATTGCGGACAGATACGCCGGGATAGAACGGGTAAAAGTTGTGGCGGCAGCACCAGCCGCACAGGCCCGGCCCGGTGCCGTAACCGGTAGCGGCTTCAAAATCCTCGTACCGCTCACCGTCCTGCACCACAGCGCCCCCGCGGTGGTAGACCCGGCCCTGCCACACCGCATGGGTGGGGCGGGCACCCTCGTGGGCGGTCACCTCCACAAACTCGCAGTCCATCTCTTCCATGCGGGCCAGCTGCAATATGCGGTCAAAAGCAGGCATAAAAATACCACGGTGCAGAATTTGTATGCGCTGAATACTCTGGGCGGTGATCTCCCTGTATCTCGGGCTGTTTCTTTCGGTGTGGCATTGTTTTTCTCAGATTGCAAGGCACTTGCCACCGCAGCCGTCCGTTTCCCGTTCCGCCATTTACAAAAATATTTTTGAAATAGGGCTTGCTTTTTCCATCTTATCCTGCTATAATAATCAAGCGCTGTTAAGGCAGAGGAGATCGGA